CTCAGAGCCTTATGCAGGTAGGCGCGATGAACGAGGATCTGGCCACACGGCAGTTGAACGATAAGCTGCGCATCTTCAACGAGCAGCAATCGCGCCCCTGGGAGAACCTAAGCCGTTTGAATGCTATCGCCAGCGGCGCGGGTCAGCTCGGCGGCTCTCAGACGCAATCGCAGCCGGGCCAGAATCCATTTCTCACGGCCTTGGGCTATGGCGCGACCGGTGCAGGTCTTCTTGGAGGGTTCTTCTAAATGGCGCTTCCTCCCTTCACCAACGGGTTTCAGCCGTTCCTGCAGCGCAATTCCGACACGCTTCTCGCGGCAGGTGCGGGCCTCCTCAGTGGCTCGACACCTCAGGAACAGGTTGCCGGCCTTGCGCAAGGCGTTGCCGGCGCACGCCAGCGGAACAAGACGCTGGAATTCCTTCGCCAGCAGAACCCGGAACTTGCAGCCGCCGTCGAGAGCGGCGCGCTTTCCGGCGGCGATGCCTACAAGCTGTTCTATCAGCAGAAGCTCGAGGCTCAGAAGCCGAAGAACAACTACATGGCAGTCGGCAAGAACCTCTACGATGCCTCGACTGGTCAATGGATAACGCCGCCTGCCGGCGCTGGTGATCCTGCGGAATACGGCCTGAACCCTGTCTATGGCACTGACGAGAATGGCAACACCGTCATTGGCCAAGTCGCCAAGGATGGCAGTTTCCATCAAGTCGACACTAAGGGCTTCCGACCGGTCGGCACGACGTCGAACCTCAATCTCGGCACCATGTATCAGACGCGCGACCGCGCCGGCAATGTCATCGGAAATGCGCCGATTGATATTGCTGGGAAGAATGCTCAGGAGGCTGCAGGGACGGCACAAGGGCAAGCGTCGGCGCAAGTGAACTCTGCGAGGCAAACGGTGGCGATGGTCGACAAGCAAATCCAGGATCTGAAGAACGATCCATATTTGCCGAACATGCTTGGCTCCGTTCCCTACACTGGCGGCATGGTTCTTCGATCGGATCTCCCTAACCGGTCACCGGAGGCGAACCGAGTCCAGGGCAGGATCAACCAATTGCAGGGCGGCGCATTTCTGCAGGCTCGTCAGCTTCTGCAGGGCGGCGGCCAAATCACCGACTTTGAAGGCAAAAAGGCGGAGGACGCTTTTTCTCGCCTCAGCACAGCGCAGAACGACAAGGACTTCAAACAGGCCCTAGATGACTTCGACGCGGCTGTGAAGGAGGGCCTGAGAAAGCTGGAAGCCAATGCGGCCGGTCAACGCTATCAGCCGAGCCAGCCTGGCGTCGCGCCAAGCGCCAGCAACACCACTTCGACCGGTGTTCCATGGAGCATTGAACCATAATGCCGACACTCAACATGGCTGCGGGCAAGGTTCCGGGGCTTCTGTCTCCGGGCAACATTGATCTTGCGAAACGGCCCGTGGTCAAGAACGCCGATGGGTCCATTAGCACAGTCCGCAGCATGTCCTTCAACGAGGACGGCCGGGAAATCCTAGTTCCGACTGTCTCGCCAGACGGCCGGATCATGTCTGAAGATGAGGCAATCGACCTTTATCACAAGACTGGTCAGAACCTCGGCATGTTCGATACCCCGGACAATGCCACGGCCTACGCCCAAACCCTGCACAACCAGCAGGCCCAGATGTATTCTCAGCCAGAGGCGAAGAAGCCAGTGATCCTCAACATCCAAGGCAAACGCGTCAAGGTCGACGACTCGTTCCTCCAGCTTTCGCCGGAAGAGCAGAACCGCACCGTTGAAGAGATCGCGGCGCAGATTGGCGTTTCGCAGCCGGAAAGCCAACAGTCTCAGGACTTGCGTTCTGAACTTTCGGGAATGACGCAAAATCCGCAGACTCAGGACAATGGCGGGATTGCAGGAGCCCTCGATGCATTTGGTCGAGGCACGGCAAAGATGGCCGGCATGGGTTTCATGGATGAAATCGGTGCCGGTGCACGCTGGGCCGGGGGGAAAATATTCCCATGGCAGCCAGAAGTAACATACGACCAGGCTCTTGCAGAAGTTAGGGGAGACGATAAGCGCGTTGCGGCTGCCCACCCTGTCGCTGACGTGGCGGGGAAGGTAACCGGGGCTCTTGGATTGGCCGGTGGCATAGCTCGCTCTGGGCTGAGCCCGACAATGGCCGTTGCGAACCGAGGAGGTGGATTATTGGCGACATCTGCGGCGTCTGCTGCAGAAGGCGGCGCGCTCGGGGCAGTTCAAGGCTTCGGCGAGGGAGAGGGGACTACCGATAGATTGAAAAAGGCGGCCAACGGTGGCGTTTCAGGTCTTGTCATCGGTGCCGCGTTGCCAAGTGTTGTTTCCTTGGCATCCAACGCATTCCGTCGCCTCGTATCCCCGAACACCATTGGCGCCGAACGTCAAGCCCTAGTGGATACATTGGGCAGAGAAGGCGTTGATGTCACGGCAGGGCAGGCAACCGGTAGCAATGGCCTTCGGTATGCCGAGTCAGAGATTGGCGGCCAAGCAGCCGCGAACACGATGGAGAGGCAGGGAGAGCAATTTACATCGGCTGCGCTTCGGCGCGCCGGGGCAAATGCTCCCAGAGCAACCCCGGAAGTTATTGACACCAACTTCCGCCGCATCGGCCAAGTATTCGACAATCTTGCAGCTAACAACCAGCTTGTTCCTGATCGGCGACTTGCTCAGGATTTGCGCGCGGCATGGACTGACTACGCCTCGCTCGTCCCGCAGAATGCCCGCGCGCCTGTCGTGGAAAACATGATCAGGGATATTGCTCAGGCTGCCGGGAACGGCCCTATGGATGGCGCTGTATATCAAGCGGCTCGGTCGCGCCTCGATCGCTTGGCGCGTGGGGCGGCGGCGGATCCCCAGTTGCAAGAGGCGCTTTTTGGTATTCGTAACTCTCTTGATAACGCCATGGAGAGAACGCTTATGCGCACGAATCCAAGCGATCTAGGGGCGTGGCGCACGGCGCGGCGTCAATACCGAAATATGCTTGTCTTGGAGCGCGCCGCCACTGGTGCTGGGGAAAATGCGGCTCAAGGGATCATTTCGCCATCCCAACTTCGCAACGCTACCGTTTCAGTGCATGGGCGTCGAAATTATGCTCGTGGGATGGGGGATTTCGCCGAGTTGGCACGCGCTGGAGAAGGTGTCATGAAGCCAATGCCGAACTCTGGAACGGCAGGAAGGTTCAGGGCCCAGAATGTGGGGACAGGCATCATGAGCACGCTTGGCGCCGTGACTGGGACGAGTGTCGGTGGCCCATACGTTGGTCTTGCTGGCGCTGCAGTGGGGGCACTCACCCCGCGCGTTCTCGGGCAGATAATGATGTCTCCAGGCGGCCAAGCATACCTTCGCAACCAGCTTCTCGCAGGAAACTTGCCGGCAGAGACGAGGGCGATGATTGTCGAAGCGCTCAACACCATTGGCTCGTCTGAGACGCCAAAGGCAAATGTGATCCCTTAAAGGTCTCTGACGCTGCCGCCAGATAAAAGATGAATATCGATAACGGTATATCCGAATAGAAGGCCGGTCGCGAAGCCAAGCGCGATCTGGCTCCATGTCAACCCGTTTGCGGTCGCCTGAAGTATCCAAATCACGGCGACGACAGCCCAAACAGCAAGCCACCATTTGCCGATCGAATACCGGCGCCCCGGTCGTTCGTCAGGGTCATGGTCGATAATTTTTGACAATCAAATATTCCTTTGAAGGTGATCGATGGCTAACGTCAAACTGAGCCAGCGCGATATCGACTATATCGCACGGGTCGTCGATACGGAAGTGCCCCGCTCACTGCAGCGCTCCAACCCGCAGGAATATCAGCGGATGGTCGGCGCCGTGGTGGACACAGTCACAAACCGCATGGCTTCGGGTTCCTATCCGACAACGGCGACGGGTGTTCTCAATCAGCCGCGGCAATTCTCCAAGATCACCGGCCCGTCGTTCCTCAACCCGTATGGGTCGGTTCAGCAGACCCCTCGCGCTCCTGAAAGCGTGCGCAACATGGTTGCCAATCGCATTGCTGACGCGGCAGCCGGCGTGCCTTCCGAGATCGGCGGGGCGCTGAACTACGCCAACCCGAATTACTCCTCGAAAAGCAGCCTTCGGGGCTGGATAGAACCGATGATCAATGCTGGCGCTCAGGCATTCGGGGTCGGCAAGAGTGTCCATTATCACGGCACAGCGCCCGGGCAGCAGCCGGTAGCGCCCTATGAGGTGGTAGCAGAAGGCATTCCGAGCGGCAGGGTTCCTGCTCCAACGCTCCTCGACGAGCCGGCAGCGAAGGAGAACCCATTCGACGCCATTCTGACCCCCGCCGCCTACCAGCCCTCTTTCCCAGCCACGCCCGCACCCGTTCAAAGGGAGGCTTTGCCTGAAGTGACACCCTTGGCCTTTGACAATTCCCGCTTTGGTCCCGCGCCTGCAGTCTCCTTTGACAATAGCAGGTTTGGCCCGTCGCCGAAGACTGGTCGACTCCCGGCTGATCAGTTCGACGCAAACAGGTTCGGCGTCCCTGGCACAGTCGCCACGACGCCGCAGCAGCTTCAGCGCGGCCTTCTCGACCAGCAACTTGATGCCGGCGAACTTCCCGGTCTGCTTGGGCCCGCGACGGCGTGGCCTGGTCAGGTTCCAGTTGCCACAGCCCCGGCCGCCACCCCGAGTTACGTTGACCCAATGGTGACGACGCAGCCGGATTCGATCAAGACGGCAGCAGTCCAGCCGCAGGAGCCACAGAGCGGGCTCCTATCCGGTGCAGAAGCCGCGCAGCTCCAGCAACAGCAAGGTTTGCTTGGCGGTCCTCTCACTCACTCCACCCCGGCACAGCTTCAGGCGATGGCTGCACAGACGCAACGGCAGATGGCGAACCGGTCGCTTATGGGCGCGCTGGGAGGCGGTCTTCTTGGCGGTCTCACGCTCGGCCCTGTCGGCGGCATCCTTGGCGGCCTGCTTGGTCGGACGGTCGCGAAGAACAACTACTTCCCGGACGCTCCGCAGAAGCAGGCGAGTTCCAAGAGTGAGCGCAGCCTGAACGATTACGGCCGCTCAGTCGCCAACCAATCCGGTCAATTCCGAGAAGCGATGTCCAAGGGCGGCGTCGGACTCTACTGAGGAAATCACATGACGAAGAGCACATTCCTTGATTGGGATACTACGGCCAACAACAATACGGACGTCGGCGGCATCAATATTGCTGAAGGCTGCCCTCCGAGCAATATCAACAACGCGATTCGGGAAGCGATGGCGCAGCTCAGGGCCGGGGTTGATGGCGAAGTTGTGTATGCCGCCAAGGCCACCAATTACGCGGCTCTCCTCACCGACAACAACGCCGTCCTTCGCTTCACGGCCGCCGCAACGCTGTCACTTACGGCTGTCGCCACCCTCGTCGCCAACTGGCATATCACTGTCATTGCTGATGGTGGCGACGTAACGATCGACCCGAACGGCGCGGAGACGATCGACGGGGCGGCCACCTTCATCCTCGCGAATGGCTCTGCGGTCGAAATCATCTCCAACGGTTCGGCCTTCTTCACCGACAAGGCGCTCAGCAAGGTTCAGCCCTTCGCCACCCTCGCCAGTGCCGCGACAACGGACCTTTCCACGGTCGGAAGCCAGAACGTCACGGTGACCGGCACCACGACCATAACCAGCTTCGGCACGGCTCCTGCCGGCACATTCCGCCGCCTGGTATTCTCGGGCATCCTGACGCTGACGCACAATGCAACGTCGCTCATCCTGCCCAATGGCGGTTCAAATATCACGACTGTGGCAGGCGATACCCTTGAGGCCGTTTCGCTCGGTTCCGGCAATTGGAGGGTAACGGATTACACCACGGCGCTGCCGATCATAACCACTCGCGCTTGGGTGAACTTCAACGGGACCGGAACCGTGGCAATCCGCGCCTCTGGTAACGTATCGTCGATCACGGACAACGGTACTGGTGACTATACCATCAATTTCACCACAGCGATGCCGGATGCAAACTATATCGTCCATGTCACGGCTTTCAGTTCTGGCTCTACGGCGCTATTTCTTGCTGGGGCATCAACTTATAGCCAAACCACAACGGCTTTCCGCTTAGCCATCAGGAACCAGACAACCACCCTTACCGATGCGGAGTATATCTTCGTCGAGGTGAAGCGGTGATCACCATCCTTGCCATGGGGCAATCAAACGCCGTCGGGAATCAAACAGGGGGCGCCCCATTCCCAGCCTCCTGCGTCGATGTCTGGAACTGCCGAAACGACATTGATACGACCGCCGATCTCGGGTCTGCGTGGGTATCCCCTCAGATGGGGCAATATCCCTTCAACACTGGCGGTCAGATCAACAACATGATGGTTCATGCCGCAAATTGGATTCATGAGACGACTGGAGAGGACGTACGGCTTATCCTCGTCGCCATGGGCGGCCAATCAATCGACAAATGGACAGATGTCGCAGGGGCTCGCGGCGCGCTCTATGCCCGCATGCGGGCAGTTCTGTCTGAGGCCGGTGTCGTTGATCCCGTAGATGTCTTCCTGTGGCACCAAGGGGAAGCGGACAATGGCACGTCAAGCACCTATGCTGCCCGCTTTGGTTTGTTTATCGACAATCTGGAGACCGATGGGATTATCGGCGGATCGACGAAGGTTTGCATAGGGGAAACCTCGCCCGCAAGCGCCAATATCCTGCCCGTAATCCGGTCTCTTGAGTCCGCTCAGGTCAAAGTCGCACATCTGTCGCTCCTGCCATGCGCCGTCGATGGCATCCATTTTACAGGCGCTTCGCTGAGTGAGGCGGGGAGGCTTATGGCCGAGGCCGCCCGCTATTCAATGCCGGATGTTATCGGCTTCCACGCCGTAAAGTGCGTCGCTCAGTCGATCGCAAGCAGCTCGTTCGTCAAGGTTACGTTCCCGATGACCCATTGGGATAGTGGGGGAGTATACGACACTGCCAATTCCCGGTTCTCACCACCGGCCGGCCGCTATCTGATTTCCGCCGCCTTCCAGATGTCCGGCCTGTCTCCATCGGGGCAACTCTTCAACATCGCCGTCTACAAGAACGGTCAGTTGTTCAAGCGCCATTACGCAAGGTCAAGCGGATCGACCGATGGGAACCGCATCGAGTTCGTGGACTATGCTTCAGGGTTGGATTCCTACGAAGTCTATGCTTACGGCGTTGGAAGCCCAGTGGTAGCGACCGCTATCGAAAATACGTGGTTCCAAGCCACCAAGATCTGATCTTGTCAGGGAAAGAAGGCTTCACCGGCAAGCCGCAATGGATTCGGCCGGCTCGGGTCAGCTCAAGCGTTTCGGTCGTCGACCACGCGTTTCCGCCATCTACGCGGGCTAGGCCGGATCGCTTCGCCTCTGCGATGGCTTCAACAGAATACGGAATATCGCCTTCAGCAAAGGTCATAGAGCCTCCGCTTTTGGCGAGGTTCGAAAGCAATATCTGAGTTTCAGTGAGCAGGGCCATGCTGATTGGATAGCACGCCCGCGCTTCATCTGGAACCCTTCACATCATCGGAGACACCCATGCTCGTCAGCCATTGGCGCGCGGTGCTGAAGCACGCGTGGAGCGTCAGGTTTATGGCCTTGGCGCTGATCTTCATCGTCATCGAGCCGATCTACAACTTCGTCGCCGCCACCTGGGTATCCAAGAACATCTGGATTCAACTCGGCATGCAGGCGGCAACCGGCCTTCTCGCCGTGGCGGCAATCGTCGCCCGCATCTTCGTTCAACAGAAAGTCTCAGGGGATTTGAATGGCAAACCGCCTTCAGAAGGGTAGCGCCGCGGCTGCAATGGCCGTGGCATTGGTCGGCAGCTTCGAAGGTCTGAGACAGCATGCCTATCCCGATCCTGCCACACAGGGCCAGCCCTGGACGATCTGCTACGGCAGCACCAATGGGGTCAAGCCGGGCGACTATAAGACGGTGGAGCAGTGCAAGGCGCTTCTGTCGCTTGAGCTGCAGACCTACGCCAAAGGGATTGAGCAATGCGTCACGGCCCCGCTGCCTGACGCCCGCTTCGTGGCGCTCACCTCATTCGCCTACAATGTAGGCGTCGGCGCTGCGTGCAAATCGAGTGTCGTTCGGCTAATCAACCAGGGCAAGACCGCCGAAGGCTGCGAATCTCTCCTCAAATGGAACCGCGCGGCGGGGGTCGTCTTCCCCGGCCTCACTCGGCGCCGGCAGAAAGAACGCCAGTTCTGCCTTGAGGGGCTGTAATGTTCGGTCTTTCCAAGCCCGTCATCAC